TGGAGGTTAAGACAGATTTCTACCACACTGGTAAATGTAAACCAGACTGGATGATACAGGTACACCAGCAAATGATGTGTGCAGATTTACCCTGGGCTGTTGTCCTGGTGATGACGCAGCAAGGCAAGCTGGTTACTTATGCATTCAAACGTGACATGAAACTTTGTAATCAAATACTCCAGGCAGCAAGAGAGTTCTGGGATTTACTTGAGAAGGATAGAGATTATCCACCAGCTGCACCAGCTGAAGAAGAGAAGCTGAAGGTTGTAACTGTTGAAGGTAAGCAAGGTGATAACCTTGACCTGGAGGTAGTTGCTACTGACTGCATGAAAGCAAAAGCTGAGAGCAGGCACTGGTCAAAGATTGCAAAAGATAATCAAGAGATACTTGAATTACACATGGATAGTATAGGTGCTGACGTGATGAACGTAGGCAGCTATCAAATCAAATCAGTTACAACACAGAAACCTAAGAGAACGATGGTGGATGTACCTGGTCAATTTATAGATAGTACATCGTTCTCAATCAAGGAGGTTACCAATGAGTAATATTACTAAGAGGCAAATACTTGAGCCAACAAATTTAAAAGAGGCACAAGAGTTTGCAACAACACTATCAAAGTCTGGCCTGGTTCCAAAAGAGTTCCAGGGTAAACCAGCAAACATACTAGTAGCTGTACAATGGGGATATGAGATAGGCCTTGCACCAATGCAGGCCCTACAAAACATTGCAGTTATAAATGGCAGGCCATCTCTTTGGGGAGATAGTTTACTTGCCCTGGTCAAAGGTCATCCAAACTTTGCTGGATGCAGGGAGTGGATGGAAGGCAACATTGCTTTCTGTGAAATCAAAAGAACATTACCCAATGGCAAGGAAGAAGCAACACTAACTCAGTTCTCAGAAGAGGATGCAAAGAAAGCTAGACTGTGGAACAAGCAAGGGCCATGGCAGCAGTATCCAAATCGAATGCTTCAGCTTAGAGCAAGAGGCTTTGCTATTCGTGATGCATTCCCTGATGCAGTGAAGGGATTGATTACAGCAGAAGAAGCTATGGATTATCCAGAGCCAAAAGATATAACCCCTCAGGATGGCGTAGAAAAGGCTCCAAGCCTTTCTAATGTACAATCTACCACGCAGCTAACAAAGGCCCTTGAGGAGGCCTCTACGGCCCAGGAACAGGCACATACTGATGCGGTCATAGATAATATAGCTGACCGTGCAGAACCTGGTGAGGACGAAACGGAAACACCAGACCTGGACATGGAAGGTATGCCATTGCACATTCCAAACGGTGATGATGATGCCAAGATTGAATACTACAATGTCGAACAAGACTGGGCCAACAGATACCATGAGTTGCTGCTGGCAATGTATCGTTCAACACATTCATCTCTGACACCGCAAGTTAAAAGAACCAAGATGAAAGAGTTAAAAGAAATTAACAAAGATGTCCTGGCTAACTTTGATGACAAGCAGCTGGCTGAAGAGTTGGAAACTAAAAGGCTTGAGTGGAACAAGAGCCTAAGTATTATGGCAAGGGAGAACCCAGATGGAACAGAGTAAACAAAGAATAGGTTTAACACCTAGACAACAACAGGTACTAGCTTTCCTGGTAGCCTATCAAAAAAGTTCTGGAGTATATCCAACAGTCAGAGAGATATGCAAAGGTAAGATAGATGGCAAGCAAGCAATGCCAAAGATGGCAGCGCAATCTAATGTTCATAGAATATTAAACTGCCTTGCCAGGAAAGGTTATATTCTCAAAGAGATTAATAGTCCAAGAGGTATAGCTGTTATATAAGTTCGAAATGGGGAGCGTCTATAAATGGTCGCTTCCCTTCCTTCCTTCTGATATCAATGTATGAGTTCATAGCCTCTTCCATTGTACCATCCCAATCTCTAATATCTGGAACCGTCCAGGCTGCACCCCAACGAATACCTGTACCAAGTTCAATGCCAGCAATCTTGAATGCTTCAGCAATGTCATCGTATAGGTTTACCTCCCAAGATATTCTAGGCCCAACATAAGCAACAACATCTACAGCTTGTCCTGTGATATGTAAGCTGTTCATTGTTTGTGATGCACCACTATCTACCAATGCACGTTGCTCTTCAACAGTACGCAGTCCACACGTTACACCAAAATCAATCTTTGTATATTCAATAGCTAGTTCTGTTACCGCTCTCATGGCATCATCGACACCATTTAGTTTAGCCATACTTCGTTCCGAAAGTTTGAACATTATCTCCTCCATTCATTGTTGCTAATCCATTTGACATAGCCATACCAGTCATAGTTCTTTTACGTCTGTTTGCAATAGATTGTTTCTTTGCTTTGTCCATGATGCCACGCATCTGCTGCGCTCCAGCTGCTGATGGCTTGAACATAAATGCCAATGCTTGAGCAAAGGCCTGGTCATCTCTTATCTTATATTCTGCCATTATGTTTTCCTCCTAAATAAATCACCGTCTGCTTTCTTCACTGTTGCTTTACCTTTGGCATGAGCCTTCAGTCTAGCTACAGCCCACTGATGAGCAGATACTTTGGGCCTTGACCCTGAGGAATAGTAAGCCCCCAACCCACGTTTATAAATCTTGTTTGCTCTATCAGCCCCAAACATTTTTTTATATTTCTCTGGTGCTGCCATTATCCCTTTGCCCTTTCTCTGCTAATCCTGTCGTAGTCAGCTGGTGACAGCTTCGACATTTTATATAATCGTCTAGTGCGCCTTATCTCTGCTGCACGTTTAGACTTCTTCTTTGCACCAGCAAGATACTTAGCAGGGATATCTTTGTACTGGTCATCCTTCTTAACTTTCTTAAACCTAGCCATACCTAGCCTCCACCTCTGACAGTGCAGCTGTGTAACAATCATCCTGGTAGCCAGGCCAAGTCATGTTAGTTTCTATGCACAATCTTTTATAATGATTAGCCAGCACCCTCGCATCTCTTTGACATACCTCTGCATACATAGCTGATTGCTGTGCTGGTGTAGGTACTTTCTCTTGTGGTTGTAGTGCTATCATTTTTTCATATTCTCACGAGCAACGCCCTTCCATTTCTCCGCAGTTCTCATTCCTCCAAGGCCCAATAATGAGAGGGTCAAAGTTAATAATCCGTCTGTCGAAAGTTTTGGAAGTTCAACATCAGGCATCCATATTGCACAGGCCCATTCAGCCAGGGGCATTACGAAAAACTGAGTAAGCAGGCCCAGCGCACAAATCCACATTATCGCTGGCCTTGCCCCAGCCACAAATAAGGAAGGATGTTTGGCTTGGGCTATGTTTGCTTGAGCCTGCAAGGCATCCAGCTGCATTGCTTCTTTCTTTAACTCAGCAGCTATCTTTGTTTTTAAATCTTTGTCCTCGACAAACTTATCTAGTATCTTACCTCCGATACCTATAACACTATCAGCTAATCCTAACGGCATATGTTACCTCCTTGTTTTACCTTATCAATAATCTAGGTTTTATCCATGATTATTTTATTTATATGTTCCTTACCTGTTTGGTCTACCTCAATTACTGCTTCATATTTATCACAAACAAATCTAATTCTTTCTGGGTTTACATTCCTCTCAGCCTTGCGCTTCATCTCCAGGCATTTACCAAAACCTTCCTCTACTAATAGATGTTCTTCAGGCATATCTCCTGACTGAGATGTAAACATACATAATGCTACAACGATTTTAGTTACTGTTCCCATTGATATACTTTATCTCCCTGTTAGCATCTTTTAGTTTTTCAATATCTATTATTGCTTTATCCATCTGTGTTCTTAGAAACTCAATGTTAACTTTATTCAACGCCATGTTATCTATATGTTTGTTTAGTTTTTCTACCTGTTTATATAAATCTTCTATCATCATAAACTGCTCACTATCAGCAGGCAGTGAACCAAGGGAACCTCTAGGCCACTTGATACGAAACTCTGTATTCTTTTCCAGGTCGCTTTCCATCAGCTGCAAGGTAGTGCCATGCTGATTAAGTTTTTCTACGATACCAAAGTATGCCCAGGTCGCTACACTAGCTGCAATGACCATGGTGATTATGTTCCGTAATGGAAGCGCAACCTCAGAGTTCTCATTTAGTCGTGTTGGTTTTGACATCTGTAATAGTGTGCTTTCCTTCTGCCCCTAGCCATAATCCAAAGGCACCAGTCATTGCACCTGTCACTACACTGACAAGAGCAGCCTGGCTGTTGCTAGGGTTTTCTAATGACATGAACCAATTAGTCACCACGAAATATTGATAAGTCATAATTATCATCATGGCCCTAGGAAGCACCTGGTGTTTCTTTGATGCTTCTAATATCTTACCTACCATCATAGCATTCCTCTTCTTTGTAAACCGTATACTACTACGAACACAACGAATGCTATTGCAGCAAATCCAAGAAACCATAAAGCAGCATAGCCTATGTTTTCTTTTAATTCTTCAATCTTTCTTTCTCTGTCCTTGGCATCCTGTTGTCTTTTCTTTCTTGCCTCAACACAGAACCTTACATAATCCTGATGTAATCCTGGTCGCCCCAAATAAATCATTAACTGTTTAAGTTCTTCTTCTTTTTGTCTAAGGCTTTCAAGATGCATAAATGTTTCTAAATCGTTTTCTTCTTTCCCAGTAAATGTTGACCAGATACTGTTCTTTCTTTTATTGTGAGCAGCTGCCACGGCATCTTTACTATCAACGAATTTAGCAATGTGAGAAGCACAGTCACTGAGTTCCCTGCCATTGTTGACAAATTGTTTTATAACCGAATAAGCAGCATTGGCTGCTGCAACATACTCTAGCAATCATCATCCCCTATTTCTTAACCTTCTTAGGTCTGCCCCTCTTCTTAGCTTTAGGTTTATCCGTAGTAGGTTTATCATCCACCTTTTTACCTTTAGCTAAGTGTGGGTTTAGTTGTAATAAACTCATAACCATTTTTCTAATCCACCTCCTCATGTGTTTAACCACTTGCATTGACCTGAACATCATCACCAGAAGCTATTGCCTGCATCACAATTACTGTATCAGAAGCAATGTCATCTGGCATTGCAGCACTTAAACCTAAGTTAGTTGCTAGGGTTCCTGTTTGAATGTAATCACAGCTTCCTCCACTTGATGATGTTGAATACAAAGAACCACTACCAGTTCCATCATCTTGCGAAACCCAACCAAGATAATAATTTCCTGTTCCAGTTGATGCAGTAGAACCACTTGGAATTATTAATCTATTCCCAGATTGCAGAGTTATTCCGCTATGAGTAACTGTTGCAGTTGCATTAGAAGCAAGATGCGTCATTACATTATTAGCTGAATTTGTGTATGAAAATTTCCATGCTGCAATAATTACATAACCATTAGTTGTTGTAGATTGTTCGTAAACAACCATCCAAAAAACTTGTGTACCTGTTCCATCTTTTCTTGTTTGAAACTGTGAAATTAAATCACCTGTCGCAAATTGATATTGAGCCTCTTTATGCACACCGTGATAACTAGAAAATGAATTAAACCAGGCAGAGCCACCAGTCATTGAAGATGTTTGCACCCCTGCGTGATGACCAGTATTTGTATTTTTAACAACAATATTAAATGCTCTGTCTGTAGTGTTTGTTCCTGAAGTGGCCCTTACTGTAAAGTTGCTTGTTGTATCAGAAGTTATAGAAGCCGATGGTGTGCCACTTAAAACACCAGTTGATGAGTTAAGACTTATACCTGTTGGTAAAGCACCAGATTGAATTGAATAAGCAATCGTATCACCTTCAGGGTCAGTTGCAGTAAGTGTCGTATTAGTCATTGCAATACTTTCAAAAATATTGCCACCTACTTGACCACTAGCTGTACTCCAAACTGGCTTTGCGTCTACATTAAATGCGTCAACCAAAGTATTAGATAAACCAGAGGCATTAGAAACTAAAACATCAAATGGCTCATTAGCATTAGTGACTGTTGTTGGCACTCTAGCAGTTATTGAAGTATCTGAATTAACTGTAACTGTTGGACTAGGATATTCTGTTGCATCATTACCAATAAATTTAACAGTTGCACCAGATTGAAAATTAGTGCCAGTAATTGATAAATCATAATTACTAGAAATTTGTGCGTCTGTAATATTAGTATTACCAACACCTGAAACTGTTGGTGAGCTATCAATAGTTTTAAATGAAGTACCAGTATAATATTCAGCTAACCCAGTCGTAGAATTAAATCTTATTTGACCAGTTGTAGAGCCTCGTTGAGCCGTTGTACCCAAAGCAATTTTGGTACCCTCAGTACCAGTATCTACTATGTTCTCAAACTTAAAGTCAGCTATATCTCTTGCTTTAGTCATAAGGCTAAACTCCTACAAGTACATTTGCTTCTTCTTCAGTTAGTTTTTCTCCAGCTATAAGTTTAGCTTTTGCACTAGCCCTTAAATCCTTTTTAGCTTGTATGTCAGCTTGATGTTTTGCAATCTCGTCATCAGTTGGTAAGTTAGATGTAAAAGTTTTTTTCTTTGCATCATAACTAAATCCAATTTGGACTGTATCATCGCAATCAACCCAAGTCATAGTTGGCGCAACATCAAATTCAGATGCTTGTACGTCTACTACTTTATCTTCAAATATAAGTGCTTTCATTATTTATACTCCTCTACCAGACAGAACCCTGGGCCACCATTACGCCCATTCTGTGCGTTATTATATTCGGCACCGCCACCGCCACCGCTACCTTGCGCACCTTCTTTACCAGCTATAGATAATGCACCTCTACCTCCGCCACCAAAGAATGATGAGCCACCAGTACCGCCAGG